AAACAACCTAAGAAGATTGCCAAGAAGACTGCTAGATACAGGAAATAACAATGGCACATGAGAAGCGTAAAGCTGCAATGCTTAAAAAACATGGCTTGAAAGGAGTTAACAAACCAAAAAGAACTCCTGGTCATAAAACTAAGTCTCATGTCGTACTTGCCCAAAAAGGGCATGAATTAAAGCTAATCAGATTTGGACAACAGGGCGTAAAAGGTGCTGGTAAAAATCCAAAGACTGCAAAGGATAAAGCTAGGAAAAAATCATATTATGCTAGACATAATGCACAAGATTCTAAACCAGATAAGTTTTCTGCTCGATATTGGTCGCATAAAACAAAATGGTAAAGATATTATGAAAAAATTTAACGCAGTAAAAGTCTGCAAACAGTTACAACTTATTCCTAAAAACAAACACTATACAAGAATGCTAGAAGTTTCTTTGATCTGTATGGTGGTTTTGTTTTTATTGATAGCTATATTTTAAGAGTACAATAAGAATGGCAGAGACCAAAAAAGTCCTTACGGAAAAACAAGAAGCGTTCTTGGAATTTCTATGTGGGGAAGCCAAAGGCAATATTCGTTCTGCTATGAACTTAGCTGGGTATTCTGAGAATACAAAAGTTAGCGAAGTTGTTTCTTCATTGAAAGATGAGATCGTAGATAGATCTTCTTTGTTACTAGCAATGAATGCCCCTAAAGCAACTTTTAGTATGATTGATGTACTAGATGATCCTGGACAGATGGGAGCACGAAACGCAGTTTCGGCAGCCACACAAATACTTGATAGATCTGGCTTAGTTAAAAAAGAACAGATCCAAGTGACAGGAGATACAGGGGGATTATTTATATTGCCACCGAAGAAGGATAATGACTCAGAAGAACAGCAAGTCGAAAGTAATCATTCAGGAGAAGTGGGAGAGTAAGACTCGCCCTAATCCTACAGCAAAGATACCTTATGGGTATCAAGCTAATGATAAAGACCCATTACTTCTTGAGCCGATTCAAGAGGTAGTCGATCAAGTAAGCGTAGCCTTATCGCATTTGGATAATGGGCATTCGCTTAGAGAAACTGCTAGGTGGTTATCAGAAGAATCTGGACACCCAATTTCTCATCAGGGGCTTTCTAATATATGGAAGCGTTTTAGAGGAGATACTAAAAATAATCCCAGGGCGAAGAAACTTTCGGAAAGGAAAAAGAAGAATACTCCTAAGACAAAGAAGGAGAAGGCAGAGTACGCTCTTCGGCAAAAGAGAGCAGCAGGAAAACGATCAGTTACTGTTGCCACTAAAAAACTAAAAGAGATTACAAAAGAAGCGACAGATAGTGTCGCACCCAATGGGCTAGGTGGATCTGAAAGTATAGACCTTATACCTCAAGATCAGACTGTATTATTTAAACCTAACCCTGGGCCACAAACAGAATTTCTTGCAGCGAATGAAAGAGAAGTTTTGTATGGTGGAAGTGCTGGGGGTGGAAAGACCTACAGCTTGATTGCTGACCCTATGAGGTATTTCGGCAATAAGAATTTTAATGGTCTAATTCTCAGAAGAACTAATGATGAACTTCGTGAGATGATCTGGAAGACCCAAGAACTTTACCCAAGAGCTTTTCCTGGGGCAAAGTGGGGAGAAAAGAAATCCCAATGGGTTTTTCCTAGTGGAGCTAGGTTATGGTTGACCTACTTGGAAAGGGACGAAGACTGTCTGCGTTATCAAGGACAAGCGTTTAGTTACATTGGCTTTGATGAATTAACACAGCACCCAACGCCTTTTGCATGGAACTACATGAGATCTAGGTTAAGGACTACAGATCCTGATTTACCTATATTCATGAGAGCGACAACAAACCCAGGTGGCCCAGGACATAATTGGGTCAGAGAGATGTTTATAAAACCCTCTCCAGAAAACACTAGGTTTGCTGCCACAGACATAGATACAGGAGAACCACTTAAGTATCCTGAAGAACATGAAAGAGCTGGAGAACCTTTATTTTATAGAAAGTTCATACCAGCAAAATTAAAAGATAACCCATACTTAGTAAAAGATGGGGCTTATGAAGCTAACCTTCTGTCTCTTCCAGAAATGCAAAGAAGACAGCTCTTGGAAGGCGATTGGTCTGTAGCTGAAGGGGCTGCGTTCTCAGAGTTTAGAAACCATATCCATGTTATCGAACCTTTTGAAATACCTCACGATTGGACTAGGTTCAGGTCTTGCGACTTTGGTTACTCTAGTTTTAGTGCAGTACATTGGTTTGCTATTGACCCAGCTTACGAAAATCTAATCGTCTATAGAGAATTATATGTCTCTAAACATACAGGCAGAGATCTCGCTAGAAAGATATTAGCGATAGAGAATGAAGAAGGCGATAGAGTTAGTTATGGCGTACTTGATAGTTCTTGTTGGCATAACAGAGGTCAGTTTGGCCCTTCTATAGCTGAAGAGATGATGGCTGAAGGTTGCAGATGGCGACCTAGTGATAGAACAGCAGGGGCAAGAATAGCAGGTAAAAACAGACTGCACGAACTTTTAAAGGTTGATCCTGATACAGATATACCTGGAATATGTTTCTTTGAAACTTGTAGGCAAATCGTTTCGGATCTTCCTGTCATACCAGCAGACCCAAATGGGACTGATGACATAAATAAAAAATATGCGTCAGATCATGCGTATGACTCAATTAGATATGGTATAATGACTAGACCAAGGACTGTATCTATTTTTCAATCAGACAAGCCTGAATATAGATGGCGACCTGCTGATACTACATTTGGATATTAAAAATTTATGGCAATAATGAAAAACCCAAAGGACAGCGAAGATTTATCATTTGAAGCAGATCCTACTAACGATACAGTAATGGCTCTTCAAGAAGATGGTGATGCTGAAGAACAAAACTTTTCTTTCACAGGTCTAGTTAATTACATTGAAGGTAAGTTTCAAAAATCAAAAGATAATAGGCTTGGCGATGAAACTCGTTGGCTAAATGCCTACAAGAATTATAGAGGTATTTACTCTACTGATGTTCAATTTACGGACACAGAAAAGTCTCGTGCTTTTATTAAGATTACAAAAACAAAAGTATTAGCAGCCTACGCACAAATTATAGATGTTCTGTTTGCAGGGAATAAGTTTCCGATTGGTATTCAATCAACACAGTTTCCAACAGGCGTAGCTGACTCAGTTTACTTTGATCCTAAAGAACCTTCTGAAGATCAAATTGCAGAAATCACAGGTAAGAAATCAGCAACAGTTAAACGAAAAGATATTCTTAAAGAGACAGGCACTTACGAAGATAAACTCAAAGAAGTTGAAGACGAACTTAAAGAAGGTGCTGGGGTAACTCCAACTTCATTTACTTTTGAACCTGCTAAGAAAGCAGCACAAGTAATGGAAAAGAAAATTCATGAGCAACTAGAAGAGTCTCATGCAAGTAAGCATTTGCGATCAGTAGCTTTTGATATGTCTTTGTTTGGTACAGGTATTCTTAAGGGGCCTTTCGCTCATGATAAAGAATATCCAAGATGGAATGATGAAGGTGAATATGATCCTATCTTTGAAACTATACCAAAAGTAGAAGCAGTAAGTATTTGGAACTTCTACCCTGATTGTGATGCTCGTAATATGTCCGAAGCTGAATACACAATCGAAAGACACAGACTTAACAAAGTAGAGCTGAGAGCATTAAAAAATAGACCATACTTTAGAGAAGACAGTATTGAATTAGCTATTGAAGGTGGAGCTAATTACACCAAGGAATATTGGGAAAGTGAACTAGAAGATAGCACCCATAACTCTGAAGTAGATCGTTTTGAAGTCTTAGAGTATTGGGGAACTATTGATGCAGAAACAGCAGAAGATGCTGACTTAGAAATTCCTGAAGAATTACAAGACAAAACAGAAGTACAGATTAACGCATGGGTATGTAATGGTCAGATTATTAGATTGGTTCTAAATCCGTTTACACCAACACGCATTCCGTATCACGCAACACCTTATGAATTAAATCCATATTCTTTCTTTGGAATTGGTCTCGCAGAGAATATGGACGATACCCAATTACTTATGAATGGGTTTATGAGAATGGCAGTAGATAATGCTGCTCTATCTTCAAACCTACTCATTGAAGTAGACGAAACGAATTTAGTTCCAGGACAAGACTTATCGGTATACCCTGGCAAAATATTTAGAAGACAAGCAGGAGCACCAGGACAAGCAATTTTTGGAACTAAGTTCCCTAATGTAACTCAAGAGTGTTTGCTTATGTTTGATAAAGCAAGACAACTCGCAGATGAGAGTACAGGTATGCCTAGTTATGCTCATGGTATGACAGGCGTAATGTCAGTAGGGAGAACTGCATCAGGTATGTCTATGTTGATGGGGGCTGCTGCACAAAACATAAAAGCAGTCGTTAGAAATATAGATGACTACCTATTATCACCTCTAGGTAAATCTTTATTCGCATTTAATATGCAGTTCAATTTCGACAAAGAACTTCTAGGCGATTTAGAAGTAAATGCTAGAGGTACTGAAAGTCTTATGAGGAATGAAATAAGATCTCAAAGACTAATTCAATTTATGCAAATGTCAGCTAATCCAGCAATGGCTCCATTCGTTAAGTATGATTACATACTTAGAGAGTTAGCATCATCAATGGATTTAGATGAAGACAAGATTTTAAACGACCCTAGAGAAGCAGCAATACAAGCTAAGATGATGGCTGAGTTAGCTGAATTGATGGGGCCACCACCAGGTCAAGAAGCACCTCAACCACCGACAGGTGGTGGTGCACCTAGCGTAGAAGATCCTACAGGAACAGGTGGGGGCAACATAGCTCCAGGGGCTGCACCAGAACCAGGTAATCCTGGAT